TATGTTAATTGGAAAATGTCTTGTTTCACCTCTAATCACTTTTCCGTTGTCGTCATATCCAATAGTTTCTATCATTAGCAAATATACTGCTTGTAGATAGTTGTCATATCCTGCATTGAATGAAGCTAGTTTAAGTGTTTGTAAAAAATTACCCATGCTGTAAGGTTCATGAATCTTCATGTTAAAATTTGTGCTGTTTGTTGTTCTTACCCTGCGAGTAGGAGACACAACTTCTTCTATATTCAAATCATCTATAAAATATGCAGTATCTATTCCATACAAACCTTCTGCATAAATTCTGGGTTTTCTATTCCCTATATCATCTGTGGAAAATCCTCCACTCCGCAAAATTAACTGTCCATCTTTGATGCCGTTTATTTTATATGACGTATCAGGAAAGTTCATCTCTGTGGAACTGATTGCTCCTAACGACATTATGAAATTTACACTTGCAAATTTTTCTAAATTATTTTCTAGCGGAAATTTTGAAAAGGCAAAATTTGGATTCTTACCAGCCATTCGTAGTATACTATCCATGTACACATCATTTGTAGGTTGATCACCTTTTGTTGCTCCTCTTGTTTTGTCTTTGATATCTGTAGTCTGTGTAATATTGTTTATTTTAACGCCTAGTTTCTCACTTACTTTGCCACTAACATAAGCCGCCTTATCGAGGCCGTTCTTACCTCCCATTATTTGTCCAGTGGCTGACTCTTCAAATTCTTTAATTTTTCTATCAATGACTACGTTTTCAAACTTTTTCTTGACAGTTCTCATTATTTCTGCCATTTGTTAATCTCCTAACAATTCAAAAACTTTTTCTTTTTGTGGCAAGTATATCTGTTTTCCTGCTGTTAAATCGTAGATTGGATCTTCCATTACGTCCATATTTCTTTGTGCAAAAATCCACCAAAGTTTGTGATCTCTATACATGTCGTATGCAAGTAAATCTGGCCTATGATGATATTGTGGCTCAACAGTATATAATGGATCATCCATGTAACCTGGTACAGCTCTGATTTGTAAAATATCTTTAGTACCGTCTGGCAAAAATCCTGTATTTTTGTATGGGTTGGACATTATAGATAACCTCCTGTAATGCCATCACCGTTTACAAATGATTTGTAATTGAATTTCTCAACCTTGTCTCTGCTGTATATAGGTTGACATGTCACAGTAAATTGTGATTCAGCAGGTGCCCAAGTAATTTTTCCATCTTCGGCTTGTTGCTGAATAGTAGCATCATTTTGACCTATGGGTCCAGGTCTTGGTTCATTAAAGTTTGATCCAGTTTGAGCTATGCCTGTTGCTATGTAATCAACTTCTGTTGGCATGTCAACTGTAAAGTTTGTAATTATTACAGGTGTATCTTTAAAGACGTAATCTCCATAACCATTTAGTTTTACAATAGGAGGCGGAGTACCTGCGTTAGGTCCTGTGCCATAATCCATTTTTGTAACTGATCTTAAATAATGAAGGCAAGCTATCCAGTATTGTGCTTCAATTGAATTTTGATTATAAAACTGTCCGGTAATCACCAATTGATCCACACTTGAGTTCTGATATGCAAAGAACGGATAATTATTATGTATAGGCTGGACCTGATTATAATTTGCAGTATGACTGAGTATGATAGTTGGTGTATAAGGAAACACCATTCTATCACCGGTGTGCGATAGGGGTTTTAATAATTTGGAATTTTTAAAAGATGCATTAGACGGCATGCTTAAACTAACACGCCAATCTTTTCCTTCTAAATCGCCATATCCCCAAAAGGCTGTTCCAGCATCATCAGTACCAAATTCAGTAGCTTTTCCGGGTAAATTTTTACTACGGAAATTTGATGCTAAATTTTCTGCAAACTCTCCTACTCCAGAGTATATGTCTTGTGCAAGATCTGTTGCACCCGATTTAATATCGCTTATGAAAGATGGAGCATTAGATGAACTTGAATTCTGTCCGTTTGCTTTGGTTCCTGTTTTTGGAACTCCTCCTGAGAAAATTTCTGGCATTTGGCTAACTCCTTTGGTTACATTATACTATTATTTAGTTGACAAAATTAACAGAGTATATTATAATGTGGTATGCATCTTGGAGAAAACATGAAAAGAATTAATTATTTAAACAATAAAGACATACTGGCTGAAATTGCCAAGTCAAAAAACACTTTCTGTAGTTATACAGACGGTGAATATGCTGTATATGATATAATATTACCAAGTTTAGACAAAGTTAACATTAGAACGATAGCAGAAGCTAAAAGAAACCAAGCAAAAAGATTACAACATAAGGCATTCGACGAAGCAAAGGCACAGGGTAAAAGAGTAAAATTAGCTGAGTTTGAAGTAGATTATAGAAAAGTACAGAAAACAGATTTGGTTTTTAGGATAATGACATACGATCATGTTCCTGATGAACCAGGAAGAAAGAAAAATCCTAAAACAGTTGCAGATACAAAAACAAAATTAAACTTTCCTCCATTCCAACATTACAAATTTAATGAAAATGACGAATTAGTTTGTGTTGGTAAAAGTCATTGGGAAGGTGGAATGGCCAACGGATATTTTAATAAAGATCATGGTAAAGCAACAAACAAATTGGCAATGATGTGGATGAAACTTTGTGATAGATATGCTACTAGAGGAAACGTAAGAGGTTACACCTATAACGATGAAATGAGAGGACAAGCAATTTTACAACTTTCACAAATTGGATTGCAATTTGATGAATCAAAATCAAATAATCCTTTTGCATACTATACTGCGGCTGTAACAAATTCATTTGTAAGAGTAATTAATATCGAAAAACGCAACCAAAATATAAGAGACGACATCTTAGAAATGAATAATATGAATCCTAGTTACACTAGACAAGCACAAGGTGAATGGGAACGGAATAGAGATAGGCATAACACTGAGTCTACTTCTTCAACCAAAAAATAAAAAAACACTTGACAAAACATTATTTTTTGTTATAATGCACATGGAAGGATTGTAATTTGTTTAAAAAAGCGGCTGTTTTTACCGATATCCATCTTGGATTGAAGTCTAATAGTAAAATTCACTTGCAAGACTGTGAAGAGTTCGTTGATTGGTTTATAAAGAACGCTAAAGAAAATAATTGTGAAACAGGTATTTTCTGTGGTGATTGGCATCATAATAGAAACACAATTAATGTACAAACACTAGATGCGACTACACGTTGTTTAGAAAAACTAGGTGCGGCATTTGAAAAGTTTTATTTCTTTGCTGGTAACCATGATTTATACTACAAAGACAAACGTGATGTTTACAGTGTAGAATTTGGTAAACATATTCCTGGTATTACTTACATAGATGAAATATACGAAAAAGATGATGTTGCATTGATTCCTTGGCTAGTTGGAGAAGAATGGAAAAAAATTCCTAAGATAAAATCCAAGTATATGTTTGGACATTTTGAATTGCCTAACTTTTACATGAATGCAATGGTACAGATGCCCGACACTGGTGAACTAAAGGCAGAACATTTTAAAAATCAAAAGTATGTTTTTTCAGGACATTTTCATAAAAGACAAATACATAGCAAGATTCATTATTTAGGAAACGCATTTCCACATAATTATGCAGATGCATGGGACGATGAACGTGGAATGATGATCCTGGATAAAGAAAACAACAAGGAACCACATTACATTAATTGGGATAATTGTCCAAAGTATCGCACACTAAAGCTATCTAAGTTATTAGATGAAAAAGACAAGATACTGAAAAGTAAAATGTACCTTAGAGTGACATTAGATCTTCCTATTTCTTATGAAGAAGCAAGTTTTATAAAAGAAACTTTTGTAAATGATTATGATTGCAGAGAAATTACGCTTATTCCTAGCCAACAAGATGAAGAAATACACACTGACATTGATATAAGCACGTTCGAAAGTGTAGATCAAATTGTAACCAAGGAAATTACAGCTATTGATACAGAAAATTATGATAAAAATTTATTGTTAGGAATTTATGACGAGTTATGATTAAAATAAAAAATCTCACAGTAAAAAACTTTATGAGTGTGGGTAATCAAACCCAAGCAGTTGACTTTGATAAACAACAATTAACTCTTGTACTTGGTGAAAATCTTGATCAAGGCGGAGATGACATGGGTTCTAGAAATGGAACCGGTAAAACTACTATTGTAAATGCATTAAGTTATGCACTTTATGGTCTTGCTTTAACAAATATCAAAAGAAACAATCTAATAAACAAAACTAACAACAAAGGTATGTTAGTAACACTAACTTTTGAAAAAGACGGAACAAATTACAAAGTAGAAAGAGGACGTGGTCCTAACATTTTGAAGTTTTTCATAAATGATCAAGAACAAGAACTTATAGATGAAAGTCAAGGCGATAGTAGAAAAACACAAGAAACTATAAATGAACTATTAGGAATGAGTCATAATATGTTTAAGCATATACTTGCATTAAACACGTATACAGAACCATTCTTAAGCATGAAGGTAAATGATCAAAAAGATATTATTGAACAACTTCTTGGTATTACAATACTTTCCGAAAAGGCAGAAAACCTCAAAGAAAAAATTAAACAAACAAAAGATGCAATACTAGAAGAAAATGCAAAAATAAATGCACAAAAACAAAGTAATGAAAGAATTGACGAAACAATAAACAGTTTAAAAATAAAACAAAGTGCTTGGGAAACAACACAAAAAGATAACATAAAGAAATTAGAAAAAGGTATATCTGAATTAGAACATCTTGATGTGGATAGCGAACTTGATAAACATGAAAAATTAAAAACTTGGGAAGATTTAAACACAAAAATAAATAACCTACGCAAAGAAACATCTACATTAGAATCTGCACTTATGAGAGCAGACAAGTCAGTAGAAAAAGTTACAAAGGATATAGAAGAACTTGACAACGCTGTTTGTTATGCTTGTGGTCAGGAGCTACAGGAAGATAAAATCAAAGAGATTGAAAACAAGAAAGCCAAAGAGCTTGAAGATGCTGTCTCGTATCAAAAAGAAATTTCGGATAAACTAGGTATTGCCAATGAAGAAATTATTAAAATTGGCGACATCAACGGACGGCCGGATACTTTTTATGAAACGATAAAAGAAGTTTATGATCATAAACAAAATGTTGCACAACTACAACAAGCACTAGAAAACAGTAAAAGTGAAAATGATCCGTACAAAGAACAAATAGATGATTTAACCAACACCGGTATCCAAGAAATTGACTGGACCACAGTCAATGAACTCACTAATCTTAAAGACCATCAAGAATTTTTGTTAAAACTATTGACTAACAAAGATTCTTTTATTAGGAAAAAGATTATTGACCAAAACTTGGCATATCTGAACAATAGGCTCACTCATTATCTTGACAAGTTGGGATTACCACATCAAGTTGTTTTTATGAACGACTTGGCTGTAGAAATAACACAGCTTGGACAGGATCTTGACTTTGACAATCTTTCCAGAGGTGAGCGTAACAGGTTGATTCTTGGTATGAGTTTTGCTTTCAGAGATGTCTGGGAGAGCTTGTATCAAAATATTAATCTGCTGTTCATTGACGAGCTTATTGATTCAGGTATGGATACTAGTGGAGTAGAAAATAGTTTAGCTATACTTAAAAAGATGGGTAGAGAACGTCATAAAAACGTGTATCTTATATCACACAAGGACGAACTTGTTGGTAGAGTTACACATGTATTAAAAGTAATAAAAGAGAACGGCTTTACATCATATGAAAATGATGTGGAAATATTCAATGAATGATGATACACACGATTTGCTAACAAAAGCATATATGGCTTATTATAAAGCTAATGAAAAATTTGAAGCTAGAAACTCCGTGCGAACACACAGAGAAAGCAGAAAATGGCTTAGAGAGATACGCAGACTAGCAAAAGAACGAATGGACGAAATACATTACAAACATAATTCCAAGAAAGAACCACCAACAGAGTAGGCCGCGGTAAGTATCCATATGCAATGGACTTACAACGGAAAAAAGATAGACGATTTACCAGAGGACATTGAAGGATTCGTATATCTAATAACGAATAATACAGACAACCGTAAGTACATAGGCAAAAAACTAGCAAAATTCAAGAAGACGAAACCACCACTTAAAGGCAAAAAGAATAAAAGACGAAGCAAAGTTGAAAGCGATTGGAGAGATTATTGGGGTTCCTCAGATCATCTAATTGCAGATGTACAAAGACTTGGTGAAGAAAATTTTACAAGAGAAATACTTTATATGTGTAAAACAAGAGGCTTGATGAGCTATTTAGAGGCTAAGGAACAGTTTGATCGCAGAGTATTAGAAACTGATGATTATTACAACGGTATTATTAATGTGCGAGTAGGCGGTTCAAAAATTCTTAAAGAACAACTTCAAAACTTAAAGGCAATATAAGGACACTGTTTGATCGGGGAGGCTCGATCCGCTTTGAGGTGTAGTCACGAGCTACATTAGATCTAGCGAGTCCAATAATCTGTTGCTCCTAAAAACCCCTTGCAAAGG